GTGTTTCACGTACTTCCACACGATAACACCACAAGCGAGCCGCCTCACCCGGTCCCCACATCTCTGGAATGTAAACGCCATTCACATACTTGTACAGCATGTCACTGAGTCCTTCACATCCTAACTTGGGTAACACAACAATCTTGGCCATGTTGCGCTCTTGTAACAACTTGAACGTCTCCATTTGGGGATCATCCTGTGCCACAATAAGTGTGTGGTCAAACTGATCTTCAAGTGTTTTCTTTAGTTCTTTGAGACCGCCATAGTCTGCCGCCCAATTGCGGACATCTAGGTCGTTTGTGCCAAAATAGAACTTCATACTAAACGAATAACCGTGTATCAAGTTACAATGACTGTCTGCCCTCCACTGTCTGTACGCACATGGAAATGCGTCGTGGTACTCTTTGGTTGAGGTGTATTTGTAAAATACTGGTTGCATGCTGTTTCTCCTATGTTAATTGTAGCATAGGCTGGCAGAGTTTGTATAGCGGGATGAACGCCAAAGGCCGCTGTAAAAGAATATTTATTAATTATTTGGGTTGTTGATAAGTTCCAGTTTTGTAATTGGCTTGGCCGGCAATTACCCCTCTTACTCCACCAACGGGATCCACACAATCACCTTGCTTGCGTGGAATCAAGTGTACATGTGGATACATCACTGTTTGCCCAGCGGCAGCACCCATATTAAGCCCAACGTTGAATGCATCGCACTCACCACGAGCAACCATTTGTTGGCCAGTAATCAACGCGGTGCCTAGGCAAACAACAATGCCTTCGTCTGTGTTGTTGCGTGGAACAAATAACAAATGACCTTTGGTTACTGGAAAACGATCTTGGAACACAGTCACGTGTTGAGTGCTGAGTTCAGGAACTTCTAGATCCCATGGTGCCACTTTGCCTTCTTGTGCCGCGTGTAGTGTTGCGTATTTGATCATCGTGGTGCAAAGTCCTGTTGTAGTTTGATGTTGTCAAAGAATTCCTTCTTTACACTTTGGTCTGTTTTGAATGCTCCACGAAGTACCGTTGTTTGGGTAAGACTACTGTGAGCCATAATACCGCGATTTTCACAACATCCATGGGTAGCCTGGATATAAACTGCAACATCCTTGGTCCCGGTCGCCAGTTCAATTTCGCGAGCAATATCCATGCATAGCTCTTCTTGGAGAGTCCCACGTCGAGCGCACCACTGGGCAATTCGGGTGTATTTCGATAGACCAATGAGTTTGGGACCAGCAATGATTCCAATATAAGCCACACCCGCAACAGGTTGGTGATGATGGCTACACATGCTCTTAAGCTCTGAACGCACCACAAGCATACCGTCGTATGCTCCGTCCGTATCGTTCGGGAAAGCCGTAGCATTAGGGCTCGCCTCGTAACGGCCAGCCATGATTTCGTTGAAGTACATTTTTGCAAGACGCCGCGCTGTGCCTTTTGAGTTGGGATCATTTTCTCTGTCAATCAATAATGCATCTAGTACGCCTTCAAACGCTGTTGTGGCTTCGTTGATCAGTTGCTCTTTCATTGCGTCGTCAATGTACTCACTAACATTATCGCCAGCCCAGAATCTTTTTCCATCACGTTTGAATTTAAAGCGAAGGTGATCGCATACTTTGCCCAGGCCATAGCCACCGTCACCGGCCATTGCGTCTAGTGCTGTTTCTTTGTTATCTGTCATCTTAGTCCTTGATAGTGATTGTTCTTAAATCTGGATAGTCAACGTGTCGAGGTGGTGGACAATGTTCTTTGAGACCTTCCAACAATGCCAAACCTTGTACAGCTTCTTCTGGAGTGGGCTTGTAGTGATAGCCAACTCTAAATTCCCGTTGTTCTATCCAGGGTTTGATATTTAGATTGCGACCGTCATACCGCATACAAATAATTGCATCATATGCCGCTCGGTCATCTAGTATTATAGCACCACCACGACCTATATGTAAAGGCTTGTCATGTCCAAAACTTAGACATTGTATATGTCCAGACCGATACATGTTCTTTTCCAGCTTCCTTGCACTGTCCCAAATACGTGTACCGTGAAATTGGTACTCTCCTGTCCAGGCTTCTTCTTTGTAGTAATACTTGATACCTAGTTTGTGCATGGTCATAGGAATGCTCAAATATGTGTAAGGTGTCATCACCACTTCTTTGACACGATCGTATCGCAAACACAACTCAATTGCGTGTGTACAGCAGTCAGTCATGACAGCGTACGGAGCACCTGTGAACTCTGCTAGTTCTTCTTCAAACTTTTTAATTTTTTCGAACATACCAATTCCATGCATGTTGGATCATGTCATCTAAACTGTGATGTCTCCATGCTCCGGCCACCATGTCAAACTTATTAGGGTTAGCGGTAAGCGTAGCAGGGTCACCTTCACGTCTGGCCCCATCACTGATGTCAGGCATCTTGCCTACTAGTTGTCTAGCACGGTCTATTATTTCTTTGACACTGGTTCCTTGATTCGATCCAAGATTATAGACTCCTGCAGGAATCTTGTGATAGATTGCCAAAGCGTGTGCTCGTGCGATATCATCCACATGTACGTAATCACGAACACAAGTTCCATCGTTAGTAGGATAATCCATGCCGTAAATTTTAAAGTTTCCGTCATCTCTAGTGGCCTCTAAGAATCTTGCGATTAAATGTGTGGCACCTGGTTCTTGCCCATGTCGTCCTTGGGGATCAGCACCACAGGCATTGAAGTAACGAAAACTAACATAGTTGAGATTGTATGCTCGGCGATATGACTCTAGTATCATATCAATCATGAGTTTGCTTTCGCCGTATGGACTTACAGGCAAGCAAGGATCAACTTCGTTGCAAGACCCTAGGATAGGCTCACCGTATGTGGCCGCACTAGAGCTGAATACAAATCTACAACGAGGCAAACTGCGTCGAACCACATCCAATAACTTTAGTGTCTTGGCCACATTGTTGTTGTAGTATTCGCTAGGATCTTGCATTGACGGGCCAACAAGGCTGGTGCCGGCACAGTGAATGATAGCATCCGGTTGTTTGCTGATAATCCAGCTCAGTGCCACATCGCTGGCAAAGTCTTGGAACAAAAACTTATCACAAACACCTTGTAAATGACTTGGTGGTTGTCTGCGGTCAATACCGTAGACTTCGTGCCCTGCGTCTTTCAACAACAGGGCAGTTTGCCCCCCAATATATCCAGCTACTCCGGTTACAATTATTATTTTACTCATAAAATTTTATCAATAATGTTGCCAACTAGATTAGCAAATTGTTTATTACTATTAACACCAGGATGAGAGTTGTCATCTGCAAAGTCGGACTTTATATCATAAAAAGGAGTAGTAAACCCAGTTGCGTAAGTTAAGTCTAATTTTGATGCTAATGTTGCTAACCGACTCTTATAAATGTTAATCGGGAGCAATTCATTACTAGTTGGACAATTTGTAATCATATCTAGCACCACCTTGCCAAAATTTGCAAAATTTACTAAAATCAATGGTGTTTTGTTCAGATATTGTTGTAGCAAAATCAAATCAGTTAAATCCCGTTCAACTTCGTTGATATAATTGCTAAACTCTGATGCCATAGTAAGCAAGGATTGCTCTTCTAATTTAGTTTCTGCATTCCAGACTTTTCCGCCATTTATTTTTGCTGACGCTAGAGGATTGCTTTCTCTCCAGTACCAAACTCTGTTTGTGTTTGTTAATTGTATTATTACTAGATCATATGAATCTAGCAATATTTCTTGTTTGGCCAAATGTATAATTTCTCTATTGCTATGGCCGCCGTAGGCAATATTGTTAATATTTAATTGATACTTTTTATCTAAAATATTATACCAACATCTTGGATCCGTGTGATTCCCAGCATCACCCCACCCAGACGAATCACTAAAAGAGCATCCACTTAACAAGGTTCTCATTTTTCTATTTTGACCACTTGATATTTTTCATGCGGCACATGATCTCGGTAGCGAGGGCCCGAACGATCCCACTGATGACCTTGACCGGTAATAATATCAACAATCCGATCAACAGTCCCATTGTTCCAATCACTAATAAGCCCCATGTTGTGATGAGGAGTCTGCAAAAGATTACACATTTTGTGATAGGCATCGTCTATGCTCCAAGGTACATATAATCGGTTAGGATCATTTGCAAAAGTTTCAGGAAAACTGCGATATGCAGGATAAAGAACATTGCACCCCAAAGTGTCGGCTTCGGATACAGTGTTAGATACCCAGTCTTGAAGAGCACAATTAAAGAGAACACGAGTATCATTAAGATGGGCGTAGTATTCATTCTTGCTTATGTTGTCGTAGATTTTGAGTTGCCCCTTTGCCTCCATACGGCGGGCACGTTCAACATACTCTGGATTGTTGGATCGCAAAGGTCCGCCACTGTATATTGCAAACTCACATGGCTCGCTGGTGAGTTCATGATACATTTCAATGAGGTCCATAAAGAAGCCAGGTTGCTTCTCTTGATCAAAACGTGCCGCAAAGCCAACCCGTCGCGGACGATCGCCAAACGGTACAATCTTTTCACTTCCGCCGATGCGTTCAAGGACTTCGCTTTTTCCGAATGCCAATCCAGATATGTTGTAGATTGGCGCTGTCCAGCCTGCGATTCGCATGTGTGCGACCATTTCTTCATTGGTAGCAAGAACTCCTGTAACAAAGTGATTGACCATCTTTTCATATGTACTCATCCATCCTGCCATGCCCCAAACATGCACAAAGTCATCAGGGTCGATGGCCTGTGCCAAACAGCGTACCCATACTTGGGGGCGTTGTTCTTGAGGAATCTGATCCATGATATAAGGCAACGACTCAATGCCAGGTTGGAACATGTCTTCAAAGTAAACAACATCCTCGCCTGTGACTTCACCGTTCTTCATGAGCTGAACCAAGTTCATCATCTGGCTCATGCCAAAGTAACTGCGACCATGTGCGTCTAGTACTTGTCCTACACTGATTGCTTGTGTGTTGTCAATAGTGGTACCTGGGACATAAACAACGTCAAGACCTCTGCGGTCAAACACACGTCGGTTCCACTCTGTTAGTTGTAGTGTGTAACGGGCTTCGTAGCTCTCCAAGCCCATGTAGTATAGTTTTCTCATTAGAACCTTCCAGCAAGTCTACGTGTGTCCTCGCTCCACATGTTTTTGGCATTTTTGCCTTGTGAGTACTTGTTGAACTGTTGCCATGCATAACTCTTGAAGTTATACAGGTCCGCTTCGTTATAGCGGTAACCATAGTCCTGGCAGAACTCCAAGAACATCTCGAGATGATCAAAGATCTCAGCAACACGGGGATTAGATTTAATAATGGGCTTGGCCATTGTGATTCCTCTTAAATTTTAATTGACAGACTAGGGCGAGAAAGTTCATACTTAATCAAGGCACCGTTCTCACCATCTTCGGCCACCTCAATCCAGACCGCACGGTCGGGATACTTTGCGGCAATCTGTAGATACAGATCGTCAGCAATCATTTCACAACTTTTGTAATCTAGCGACAATACACCTTGGTCGCTATGATACAGTTTTTCGAGCCATCGCTTGAATTGTATAAATTCCACATCTCGGTCGTTGTGGAATACGTCAATCCAAACCCTGAAATGAAAAATATGGCGATGAGGGCTGGCCAAGAACGAAACATCATATTCATCTCCTGTTGCTAGTGAAGGGTCTGTTGCTGCCGCGGGATACTTGTGAATCCCTTCTTTGCGGAACGTGACCCAAATTTTACGTTCCGCCTGGCTCATGATTCGCTCACGCTGTTCTGCTAGTGCTTGATCTCGTTGGTTCATGATTTTAGTGCCTCCAAAGTTATAATTTTGCCAATCTCTGCGCCAATATCTTGATCTCCAGCAATCACATGCAATTCATAAATGCTGTCACCTGTGCGGCGATCATTGCGACGAGTTTCGATCACTGTGCCACCATTGGCACGATACACTTCAAACCTAATGCCCGAGGCACTGATTCTAACTTCGTCTTTTTCTTGAATACAGATATCTTCTTCATGACGATCAGTCATGCCCCAGGTGATCAAACCTCTGATCATTCTTTTAAACATATTGGGTCCTTTTGTTTGTTGTTTTATTACTGGCGTTACTGCGGTAGTGGTGCCATAGATTTGATTCATCTTATGCCGTTTGGCACTGGACTTGGCGCCTATGATTGCTGGATATGTTGCCATTAGACGGTTGAATCCTCACGGTAATCATCCCACGATGTAAATGTTCTTCGACTCATTAGGCTGTGCAAACTATGACACCAAACGCCAGGATTGGTAGCGTCAAAGTCTTTGTCATCTATTTTTAACATTGTATTATAATTCCACAATTTTGTATATGGTATGCTTACTCGAATCTGTGGAACGAAGTTTCTGTAATCACACAGTGGGCCGTCGTTGAATTCTTCCACGTGAGTGATGGGAATGTCTAGGCTACACAGGTGACCGTCACGTAGGAATGGTTCAATCATGCTTTCCCAGCGTTGCCACTCCAGTCTGTTGGCCGGATGAAAACTGTGATTGGCACCAAAGAAGATGTGCTCGATGTGCTTGGATTTGTCTGTGTACGAATTGTTTTCGGCTAGTAGTCTAACAATTTCAAGTACAGGTTGCCAACCCACAACAAACAAAGTTCTCTTGCCAAATGCAGGCGTGCGTTCAACTTCGGTGCCTACAAAGAAGTCGACATTTTCATGTTCAGGTCTGTTCATGCTCTAATTGATCTAATGCTGATGTGTCTAATTGTACACTATCATCATTTGGTTGTACAGTCTCAGTTTCTTCGAATTCAAATAACGCATTGAATTGTGTGCGGGCATTTTTGGTTTTCTTGCCTTTGAAGCCTCGTGTGCCCACAATCTCCATCCAATATGTATCATACATTTCAATAATGGCGTCAGCAGTCTCACGATCTGGTGCGGCAAAGATTGCTTCCACAATGTCTTCGAACTTGGCATAGTCACCAGTACTTCGGCGCATCATAGCAGGATGTTCTCCTGCATCAAAACGTCGATTGGCTTCTTGTACCGCAGTCAAGTGCATCCAAACATTGTGACCCATGAGCAAAGCATATGAGAAACTATCCCATGATGTCTTGCCTTCTTTGCCAATCTTATTTAGATCGCCAGGTTTGTAGATGCAAATATCTTTCATCTTGAGCAAGTTGCTTATAGGCGAGTCTTCCCAACGTGGATAGATGCCGTCTGCTACTACACCTGTTCCCCACTTGCGTGTGTCTGTGGAATATTTTTTGTCGTCGGCTGAAGGAGCCATGCGATACGACCACTTGGAGTCGTGTTCGAAGACATTTTCAAAGTAGACCTGTCCGTTTGCTGTTGCAAGGAACGGACTGGCGCAGTCAAACGAGATTGTGAATTGCGGATTGACATATTTTCTCACGGCCCTTTGGATTACAGTTAATAAAACAGCCCACTCCAGTTTGGAGGTTCCCAAGAAGTGCATCCAATCATGTTTGCCCTCTTGTAGTAAATTGTCATAGCGTAAGGCTACCAGTCTGCGAAGTACTAGATGTACGTCACACATGTTTTGTCCACCCATCGACCAACCGTTGAAGTGTGTGTCTGGATACACAGCAGGATCACAATATTCCTTCATGGTTTCATACCATTGGTCTGCTGACGTGTGGTTATCGCCTTGTAGCACGTTCAAGAACTTGGCACCACCATTCTCAACACCTTTGCGGTGTTTCATGAAGTACTCGTTGTTGAACTTGGTTGCGTCAACTGCTTCTTGTAGCGTGGTAATTTGACAGGCCGCAGACGCTTTCTTGTCGTGGATCACCCATGTGGGAATATCCAAAATCATACCATAGTCGGCAACATTGTCCAACCAGTTTAGAATGAGTTCTCGCTTTTTTTGGGCCTTAGGACAACCAGAGTTGGCCTTCCAATCTCCTTCCCAAAGTCCCTTAGCAATCTGAAAGCCGCCCGAGTCTCCCAATATAAAAGTCCCAGGCTCCCGGTTTCGTACCATATCCTCTGACCAATCCTGCTTTGAGAGATCGAGGTTAGCATGGCCTCCTGAGTAGAGTGACCACTTGTACGGGAAAAGAGCTTTGTTGGAGTTGAGCCAATTAAGTTGCTCCATATCAGTAAGACCCTGAGGAAGTCGAGCCGGATCCACATATGGTTCATTTCTTTGCTTGCCTATAAAAGTAGCATAGAATCCGCTGATGGCCGGAAGGAATACAGCGTAGTCGTTTTGCTTGGCAGTTAGATTGTCTTGAACTGGCTCAGTCATTACTTGCTTTGTGCTGGCAATAGATATTGATATACTGCTAATCCAGAATCCACAGTGATCTCTGCGGCACCATCGTCCGAGATGCGCACTTTCTTGTCACCAGTCAAGTCCATGATGCTCACAAACTGTTTGGCAGGCCAAGACCATGCACGTTTCAATTGACCACTCACACCTGGATGGAACACAAAGTTACCTGAGTGGGTTGAGTGATCACCAAAGAAGAACTTGAGATCACCGCCATCAGTTTTGGCCTGGAAGTTGGCTTCTTCTGCGTTGGCACTCATCTGCCACTTCAGTCGCTGAATTGCGGCATTGGTTGGTTCAAATTCAATGTGCCAGGTCACAGGACGAATCTTGGCTGTCTTCAACTTTTCGTTCACAATGCCTGAAGCCATGAAACGATAGTTGTTCTTGAAGTCGCCAATTTTGTTTTCAAATGTAATGCCATCTGGCTCACCGTCAGCACGTTTTGTAATAGTGAGCTTGGCATCTTCTTTGTACTCTTGCAAATTCAGCAAGGTCTTTAGTTTGCCCAAATTAGGCATACCAAATGTGCCCACAAAGTCTGCCACAGGATTGTGGAAGTTGCCGCGAATGACCACGCTCAAATCTTCTGCCAAGCCAACGATTTCGCTCTTGCTGGTGTCACCAACAATTTTAACCAAATCAATACAACCAAGGTCGTAAGTGTGTTCTACCAAGTCTAACAAGTAATCTCTCATAAGTTTCTCCTAAGTTTAAAGTATACAGGGTTTATTGTGAATTTGCAACAATTTTGGCTAGAGTCTGCCCGCCTCGCAAGGATGTGATCTCTCCAGGCTTGCGGAACTCCAGCCAACTGACATCGCCGGCACCGTCGTGTTCAAAATCGCACTCAAAGCCCACAGACTCTGCATGTGCCACAATGAGTTTTTTGGGAGTGTAGCACATGAACCCACGTTCTACTAGGCCAACTCCTTGTGCTCGATCACAGTTGTTGTAGGTCATGATCAAGGTACCGCCGGGACGCATGAGACCAAACAATTCAGTTATGTACTGACGTATGATTTCAATTGGTTTGAAGTTGAAAAAATTGTAAGCAAATATCAACCCAAATTGACCTTGTGGTAACTTGGTAAAGTATGCCTCGTGATTGCGATCACTGACCACATATTGTCGTAGGCGCCGTTGGTATTCGGGGGTAAAATTTGCCACACTGGGTTCAAACAATTCTTCATGATGATCCACTAGATACAATGGATCAAGTGGCACCAGGTCTTCAATGAAATTTTCACGTCCAGGTCTCAAGATCATGCCAGGTACTCGCCAGTCGCTGAGATTTCTCAAATGACTGCGCAACAATATATTGCTTTCGTCATCAATTGCCAGTCTACGATTGAGAATATACAAGTTGGTTTCGTGCGGCATGTCATGATTGAACAACCGTAGACTTTCTCTAAAATATTCTGGTTCCTGATTGGTAACTTCATCTAGCAATCGCTGTCGCAGTTGATCTAGAGTTGAAGAAAATGCCTCTATCCCACTTTTAAAGTTGACAAAATCTTGATCAAGTGTTTGACTCAGTTGCTTGAATTGCAATTCGTGATGTGTGACCACGTGTAGAATACTGTCTAATACTCGTACAGCTTCTCGGCACTCAGAATCCATGCTCAATGAGTCTAATAGATTTATATAAGCAACAATTTGTTGTAGTTTCATTCGAAGTCAAATAAGTTAGTAAATGTGTTTTCTGTGTTGGTTGCTGATGCCAGGTCCCAGTCCAGCACACCTAGCAAGTTATCAACCTTGCCATCCACCACAGTGGCCTCCATCTCTCCGTCATCAAATGGCAACTCAGTAAACCATGTGGGCAAGCGTTGTTCATCAGTAGGATAACCAATGCTGGTCCACCCAAGTGCATTTGACTTGAGTTTACACACAATAGTTTTCATACCGTCTACAATTTGCATACTATAGTTGTCGCCATTCATCTTTCGCATGTTGTTCCAGTTGATTGCGGCTCGCACATGCCCTGGCATGTTTGCTTTGCCCAATCGAGTTTCTTCTGCCTGGTACTTGGTCAAGTTGTTCACACGCTTGGGAGAACCTTTCTCCCAACCTGGACGCTCTTTGAACTCGTATTTGAATTCACGGATACGTTCCACAATTTCATCTCGACCTGCACCAGCAAGTAGTTTATTTAGAATTTCTAACAAGAAGTCTTGAATAACTTTGGGGGTATCTGATCGCTTTAGGTCAAGTCCTGTGGCTTTGGTTTTGCCAATCTTGCCTTCCACATCCAGGCGTTTGCCTTCAATGTCGATGGCGTTGACAGCATAGCGTTTCTTGGTAATAAACAAGCCACGGTCCGCCACAGTCTCACGTCCGCACTTGATCAATGATCCCATGTCTCGGGGACAATGGAAAGCCTGTTCCATGAAGCCAGGGAAACTTTCGTTGACCTGGTCAGCAAGGCTGTCATACAGTTGAATACAAGTTTCTTTTGACCATGCCATGCGCCCTTCTTCAACCTCGCTCTTAAGCGCGGGCCATGCTGAAAAATAACATGAGTCCGTATCTCCATATATGACTGCTTTTCCAACATGATCATACTCGCCTGTGATGAGTTCGTTAAGATAAGCATCCATATGCTTTGCAATTGAACGACCAGTAAGTGTCGTCGATTGTCCAATACGCTTGTCAAAGAATCTACAGCCCGGGTTAAGAATAGCGCCGTAGAGGCTGTTGAGGTTAATCTTTTTAACCAACTGGCGTTTATCCCAGAATGCAATTTCTTTAGCATCTTTGGCTTCCTTCTTTTTGGCTTGCAATTCCTTACGCTCCGAATACCAACGCTCTAACAAGCCGGGAATGATGCCCTTCTTCTCAAATGTAAGAATAGTACCGTTGGCAGTGAGGATCCAGGGTTGGTTAGAGTCAAATATAATGTTCCAGATCTCAGCAGCCGAGTGTACACTCTCTTCGCCGTTCTCCCAGTCAATAGTGATCTCAGTGCCACGCTCTTGATTCATCACTGCTGTGTATTCTAAGCTGGCAAAGATGCCTTCCCAGGCTGCCGCAAAGCTCTGTCCCTTGGCCATGTTAGATTTGATCAATCGATCAGTCATGGTCTGACGCAGTTGACCAACCACAGTCTCTGGACCCATGTTCATGGCCCGAATCGCTGACGGATACAATGAGTTAATGTCAACTGATCCAATCCATTCATGCACCCCCTTTTTGGGATAGGCCACATAAGCACCTGCGGCCTGTGTGTCTAGATCTGTAAGTCGTTGCTTGCGATTGGGAACAACCATGCCACGTTCATGTGCTTCGTTAATAATGGCTTGTTCAGTCACAGCCACAGCACCCATTGTGGTCTGGAGCAGCACAGTATTGGCATGCGCCAGTTCATTTGCTAGATCCAAAAAACGTAGTTTTTTGTCTAGTTTGCCAATTAGCATGGTATCTTGGCGGTTGTACTCAATAAATGTTTTAAAGTGTTGGTTGTACAAACTATCCAGGGTTCCTTCAAACTGTGTTTTACTTTCACCCAGTTCGTATTCACAAATAGCATCCAGGCTATAACTGTGACGCTCTTCATAGGTGTATTTTCGATACAGTTGCATATAATCCATATGCACACGACCAATCAAGTCATATGTTTCGTTCTCTGCACCAAAGCGTTCAAAACTGCGCTTCTTGGGTAGTTGTCCCCATAAACAAAATTTGCGTGTGTCGTCTTTGCTAAGTACCCGCACACATCGGTTTACAGTATAAGGAATATCATAGCCTTCACTGTTCCAGCCACTCAACACATCGGCGTCATCGATCAAGTCCAAGAATGTCTTGATCATTTCTGACTCTTCAGCAAACAAGATTGTGTTTTCAAAGTCCTTGACCAGTTCATTGGCGGTCTCCCAACTCAAATGCTTGGGCGGCACAGCCAGTGTGACCAGTTGATCCAGCCAGTCTAGGTAGACTGAAATCGCAGTAATGGGATTAAAAGGGTCTGATACAGGTGAGAAGCCGCGATCTTTATCAAACGCCACCTCAATGTCAAAAAACGCTGTGTGAAGCTCAGGCGCATCTTGGTCCTTGTAGTTTTCTTCAAGGCATCTAAAGATTGGATTGATGTCGCTTTCATAAAGCGGTTTATTGCTGTGAACACGCACTTCCTTGCGGAACTCTTTGTTATTGCGTGTAGAAAATCTTGATACGGATGTGCCGTAGATACTTTTAAATTTTCCACGTGGATCATCGTAGTAAAAAATGTAATTTGCTGGATACTCTTTGTAGACCCGCTCACCATTACGGCGTTCTACAGTATGAATACGATCGTGTTCACGATCAAATAGTGCGTCAATATAACTCAATTCTTCTCCATTTGTGGCTGGTAGGCCATGATACATGCTCGTTGAGTGAGCGACTCTTTGTTATTTATTTTCAACACTAAAGTAGTCTTGTATTTTACCATCTCGATGCAAATCGTTTGAGATGCAGTGAATCCCTGCGTCCCAGAAATAGCGATGCCTGAATGGGCTTACATGTACTTCAATGCCGTGTCGTGCGCAGGCCTGCTCAACTTGATCGTTGTGACTGCTCACCACAATGTTCTTGTGATCAATCACAAGGATATTGACATCAAACACAGTTTCACTAACATCACCGACCCAGTCTTCAAAGTAGTATTCTACTGTGTTGATGAGATTTTGATCTTGTTCAAAGCCCGGAATGTGCCAACGTCCACGATTGATTCTCATGCTGGCCTGGAACTCTCGCATGTGTTCATACTTGCTTGGGGGCAAATAAACCACTTCCCAGTCAGGGAATGTATCTGCGTATGTAGGAATGTCGCGCAAACTAATAATCAAGCCAGGAGTAACTGGGCAATATGTAGCATCACCGTGCCCGCCGGCATTTACAATCTTGTTGCGGGTGGAGGGAAAGTGATAGTTTACAGTTTGCAATAATCGATCTTGGTCTTCACTGTACTCTTGTGTGGCAAAATATAGATTTTGACCAATGCGACTTACAAAGCAACCATTTACAAAATCCAAATCTGTTTGTTGCACTGTGTTGCCTTGATCACGAACATGTTGAAAAATGTCAGTATAACAATTCAACCTTGCATCAAGTTGTGCCTGATCCATCCGATCAAATTCTTCACGATTCAACACACGTTGTCTTGCAAATGCACGATCGGCATGAATCTTGTTGGGTATAGTAGGTACCCACAAGCGGTCTTGGATCATAATAAAATAATCTCTAGGACAAACCGGCGGCTGCATCCAACGGCCCTGTACATTCAACAAACTGAGATCCACAGGTAGTTGAGGCCGTAACACCTGGATTCCGAACCGGCCTTGTAATAAACTAATAAGGGCTTGATAATCTTGTTCGGTTTCTTCGGCCAATTGTTCAAAGCGTTGGCGTGTGTTACGATCTTGGATCCAATAATAAAATTCCGGCGGGTAGCTCGTACCTATGACGCATACCTTTAACGGATCCCAGTGTTGAAAAACAGAATACATTTAAAGTGTTTTACCCACAGTTTCCAAAATAGTTTCCAATGTTTCGTGATCTTGCTTTTCTTGACCGAATGTGGCTTTGTGTGCTAATTTGATGGCTTTCTTCAAAATAGCAGGTTTAACTTCAAGTTCTTCGGCCACAGCCTTGATGGTATCATTGAGTCCACCTTGTAGCGTATCAATTTCGTGCATGACCTGCATGCCTTCGTTGATGATTTGGGTAAGTTTGATCTTTTGATCGCCGTTGAATGTTTTTGCCGACATAGAAATCTCCTAAAGTGTTATTATAACAGATATTTAGGAGATGTCAATATGTATATGCTCATTTTGGACCGCTAGGTAGCGAATCTATTGGTCCAGGCAGAAGCCGCCCACTCGGTCCTAAGGCTGAGTTAGTGGGCCGCTTTCCGGCTGTGTTCTCTACGACGTTGTGCGCCAACCTGTGTCACATGTTCAAGTATCTGGTTGCGAATAGCAAATGCTGATTCGTTTACAGCACCGTACTTGGTAAATGTTTGATCAACAAATTGTTTGATACGTTGTACATCTTCTTTGGTTTCAACCATTTGCAACATTTCTGCTACTGGTTTTGCTGTGGCCTGTGCAATACGTTGGGCTAGTTTTGCCTTTTCGTCTGGTGTTGGGCCACCTGTGGTTACTTTGGTAACAGCAGGAGCTGCTGTGGGCGCGGGTGTAGGAGTAGTTTTCATACCTGGAACACCAGTCATGGGCTTGACGCTCATAGTAGTTTTACCATAGCCTGTTGGGCCACCTGCAAAATTAGCAGTTTTTACAGGAGCAGGTTTAGCATACTTTTCCATGCCAGGCATCTTGAAGACATTACCAGCGTTGAATCCTGCAGGACTACCAGCAGTGGTGTTAGTGGCTGTTGGTGCAGGTGCTGTGTTGGTTGCTGTGGTATCAGTTGCCGCGGTGGCTTGGGCATTGCGTTCAGCTCGTCTAGCTTCAAGATCGTCCACGGTCCAGCGTTGACCTGTCTTGGGATTAATATTGTTAAATGGCATCAATCGTTGTGCGCCACCAGTACGGGTCTGCGGCTCAGCTTTGGCGGGGTCAGTTGGTGTGGTTGGTTCAGCAGAGACTGGCAGTCCCATCTTTTCGTACACGCCATTGACAACGCCGATTGGCACCCCTTGCTTGACCAACCAAGCAGACAGTTGATCTGAATCACTGGGCTTGCCAGCCTGGTGCCAGTTCATCTTGAGCTTTTCTTTGGTCACATTGGTAGTAAGCTGATGCCCAAGGTTGCCTATGACACCGCCAACTTTTTTAACTCCCTTGTCCAAGTAGTCAAGTCCCCGACCAAACCAACTCTTTTTAGCAGGATCTGCGGGTGTGTACGGAGCATCAGGTGCATCGGGGCGATAAAGATCAGGCAGTTCTTCACGACCGGGGCCTGTTGGTGTAGTGTTAACAGGTGCAGTAGGTGCCGGAGTAGGTGCTAATGGCACAGTGGTTGCAGATCGGCTACGACTTCTATTGATTGTGTCCTCGGGTGATCCAAACTTTAGTTCTGGTCCTAACGGAGCAGGTGCAGTTGGTTGTCTGCGTGGCACAGTAATAACTCCGGGATCACCAGGTTTGATGTTTCGAGGATCGTCTGGTTTAGTTGACAAGTCCCAAGGAGCATCAGCTTCTACTGCCGCTTCTCCAACTCTGCGAATGTTTTCAAAAACTGTGTAAACACCCAATGGTGTCAAATGCATGCTACGACCCTGTGGCTTGCCCACGCTTTCGTTTAGGGCCCAACTCATTGTTGTGAGCTTTTGATCAATCATCCTGTCTACAGGAAGTCGACGCATTTTTACTGTGCTTATCCAATCAATATTTTCTCTAACAGCACCCACCATGGCGGCCTTGGCTTTCATGGTGGCAATCTGTTGTGCCGCCTGAATTGCTCTGG